CTAACATCTGGTACGTTTGCGGCCGGTGGTGGTGGTGGTGCTTCCGCTGTTGGCGTGAATGGCACTGCTGGTATAGGTGGCGCGGGCGGTGCAGGCATCGCCAGCAGCATTAGTGGTAGCTCGGTTGCATATGGTGGCGGCGGTGGTGCCGGTGCCACCACTAACGGCGGCGGTTCGACCGCCGGAGCTGGCGGTGCTGGCGGCGGTGGCGCGGGTGGCACAACGGCACCTACCAGCGGGGGAAATGGAACGGCAAACACTGGTGGCGGCGGTGGTGGCAGTAGCAACCAAGCCACTAGCAATTCTGGTGCGGGCGGCTCCGGCATCGTAATTGTATCATATAGCGCACAGGTCACGATCTTCCTGACCAGCGGCACATCGTGGGTGCCGCCGTCGAATTGGAATAGCGCAACCAATTCGGTAGAGACGATCGGCGGTGGTGGTGGTGGCGCTGAGCGTGGTGCCGGCGGTGGTGGGGCCTATTCATTGGCTTCCGGAATCACACTAACTCCGGGGACGCCTGTTTCTTACGTCATCGGTGCCGGTGGTGCCGGTGTGTCCGGAGCCGGATCTGGCGGCGCAGGCGGTGACACATGGTTCTGCAACAGCACATCCAACTGCGCCACGATCGGCGGGACTGCCGTTCAATCTGGAGCAAAGGGCGGTGCAGCAGGTGCCAGCGCGGCTTCTGGTAACGGTGGTGCATCGGGCAGCGGTGTCGGTTCGACTAAGGTATCTGGCGGCAACGGAGGCACACAAAACAACCAGACCGGAGCCAATGGCGGCGGCGGCGCAGGCGGTCCGAATGGCGCAGGTGCCAATGGCGGCGGCGGCAACGGTGTAACAAATGCCGGTGGTGCTGGCGGCGGCGGCAATGGTGGCGGTTCTGCTGGAACCAATTCGTCATCTGCCAACGGAGCCGCTGGAGGTAATAACAGCGGAGCAACTGGCGGTGGCGCTGGCGGGGTTGGTTCTGTCGGCGCTCCGGGAACTGGCGGCGGCGGCGGCGGCGGCGGGTCCGGCACCAACACAAGCGTGGCTGGATCTCCTAAATTCGCAGGCGGAAATGGCGGTGCTGGCACTGAATTCTCGGCTGTTTTTGGTTCTGGCGGCGGCGGCGGTGGCGGTGGAGCGGAGGGTAATGGCGGATCGGCAAATGCCGGTGCGAACGGTGGCGCTGGCGGTCTATATGGGGGTGGTGGCGGTGGTGGCGGCGGCTTCAGCGGCGGTGGCGGCGCTGGTGGCAATGGTGCGCCGGGCCTGATCGTCATCAAGTACACACCAACTGTCGGCACGGCGATCTACACCTATACCGCGAGCGGCACATTCGTCGCGCCGTCGAGCTTCACCTCTGTCTCGTATTTGATTGTCGCTGGCGGAGGTGGCGGTGGCGCTGGCGTATCTGGAGTTAGCAATGGTGGCGCGGGTGGCGCGGGTGGTTTCAGAAGCGGTACGGTTTCTGTAACGGCGAATAGCTCCAATGCCGTCACTGTCGGCGGTGGCGGTGCGTCAGCAGCGCAAGGCGGAGATAGTTCATTCGCCGGCATTACCTCAACAGGCGGCGGTGCTGGCGGCGGGGCTGGTGCTGGCGGCAGTGGCGGCTCCGGCGGCGGTGGCTCCGGAAACACTGGCGGCCCGGCCGGCGGTGCCGGTACCGGCGGCCAGGGCAATAATGGCGGCGCTGGTGGTACGCCCGGCGCTGGCGGCGGGGGTGGTGCTGGTGCGGTAGGAACGGCAGGCAGCGCAGGCGGCGGCGGCGCAGGCGGTGGCGGTACGGCATCATCGATTTCCGGATCTTCCATCACCTATGCTTGCGGTGGCGGTGGCGCGTTCGGCGGTGCGGGCAATGCCGCCGCAGGCTGCGCGAGCGGTGGCGCTGGCGGCGCTGGTGGCCAAACCGGATTTAACGCCGCAGCGAATCTCGGCGGCGGCGGTGGCGGCGGATCGGGCGGCAGCGGTAGTTTTGCAGGAGGCGCTGGCGGCTCCGGTATCGTAATCATCAGCTTGGCTCCATAGGAGGCGCTGGATGTCTCTGACCTACAACACCTTCGTCACCGGTCTCGGCAACATGATCGTGGTCCCGACGACGGACCCCAACTTCGTGGCGGCGCTGCCGAACATCATCGACGACGCCGAGCAGCGCATCTACCGCGAACTGGATCTGCTGTCGACGATCGTGCGCGCTACCGGGACGCTGACGCCGAACAATCGCAACTTCACCTTGCCGACGACTGCTGGCACCTTCGTCGTGGTCGAGCAGATGAATGTCATCACGCCGGCCGGCACCACGGACCCGGATGTGGGAACGCGCCGTTCGATGTTGCCGGTGTCGAAGGAGTATCTCGACGCGGTCGCAAATTCCTCTGCTGGCGCAGGCGTGCCAGATCTTTTCGCGCCGATCAGTCAGCAGGGTTGGATTGTCGGAATGTGGCCCGACGCCGCGTACACCGTCGAGGTGGTCGGCACCATCCGGCCAGCACCGCTGTCGCTGACCAACCAGACCACCTTCCTTACTCAGTATTTGCCCGACGTCTTTATGAGTGCAGCCTTGGTCTACGCGGCTGGATATCAGTTGAACTTCGGTGCAGCGGCCGACAACCCGCAGTCCGGAGTGAACTGGGAGACGCATCTGCAGAAGTTACTGGAATCTGCTAAAGTTGAGGAACTCAGAAAGAAATTCGGATCGCAGAGCTGGAGCAGCAAGTCGCCAGATCCAATCGCAACGCCTCCGAGGTCCTGATGGCAGCCCCAAGAGACATTTCCCTCGACATCGAGATTCTTCGAAGGTTCATCTCCTACGATCCGGTAAGTGGAATCCTCACATGGATTGCGCCGCGCCAAGGCGTGGTGGTCGGAAGTCGGGCTGGCAGCGCTGATAAGCGAGGGTATGTCAATATTCGGTTTGGAGCCTATCGCCTTCTCGGCCATCGAGTTGGCTGGGCTCTTACATATGGGAGATGGCCTAGCGATCAGCTCGATCACCGAGACTTGGACCCGTCCCACAACTGGCTTAGCAACCTGCGCGAGGCCACCGAGGCGCAGAACAAAGCTAATACTGGCCGCCACAGTGATCGGCTGTACGACGCGGCCAAGGGCGTGTATTGGGATAAGCGCAGGTCCAAATGGATGGCGTCAATCTACCGGAACGGCAAGGGCCAGTTTATCGGATACTTCGATCAGAAGGCTGAAGCCGCCGTGGCCTATGCGCGGCGCTCCAAAGAGATCGATGGGGAATTTTCGCGAGCCGCTTGATGTAGGGGTATGTCTTGGTCAATCCAGTAACAGTCAACGCCGGGATCATCGTCCCGCTCACCGGTGCCGACGTCGACGTGTGGGGCGCGAACGACGTCAACCCGAACATGGTAGCGATAGATGGTCTGTTCGCCGGTGTGCAGAACATTAGCGTCTCAAATGCTCCGGTCACACTGACAAAGCCTGCCGGGTTTACCCCAACGCCCAGTGGTGGCCCCAACCAAGCGCAAAATGCTGTGCTGAGGTTTACGGGAGTGCTGACGGCGAATGTCTTGGTGACGTTGCCGCTGCCGGGGCGCTATGTCGTCGAGAACCTCACCACCGGAAATTTCCAGCTGCAGCTTCAGGGCGTCGTCGCCACGCAGGTCATCGCGCTCCCCCAGGGAAGCGTTCACACCATCTACAACGATGGCGCCAATGTTAAATTTGTCGACCTTGGGAAGGTCGGAGACATGGAATTTTGGGCCGGCATAAATACCATGCCGGCGTGGGTTACGTTCTGTACCGTTCCCCCATATCTGTACGCCGACGGCACGGTCTTTAACTTTTCAACACATCCTTATTTGGGACCGAGGATGGGCGCTCAATTCGGCGGCAACGGCACCACTACCGCCGCGACGCCGGATCTGCGCGGTCGCGTCCCGCTGGCCTATGACGGAACCGGTGCCCGAGTTACCGCAGCAGGCTGCGGCATCACCGGCACAACCGTTGGCTCCTCTGGTGGCTTCCAAAACATCACGCTAGATCTAAACAGCCTGCCATCGCACTACCACTCCGCCGGGATCTATGACCCGACCCACAATCACAGTCTATCCAATA